CGGCGGTTTTTCGGCTTTCTCTTTCTGTGAATCGATCTTCTAAGTTGATTGAAGGTCATTTGAATTTTTATCGGGGTGGCAATATAGAAATAGGTGTGGGTGCGACCAGTGGCGCAATCGGGTATCAGTTTCGGGGAGCGGAAAAAATTAGAGGCAAAGGGCCAATACCAGAAGGTCGTCTGTGGAAGATTAATACTGGGGGGTATTGGCTTGATACGAGGGGAGTTGAAGGAATGTTTTATCACATTACCCCTGACCCCTACAAAGGTGATGGATTTGTAAGGGCGGAAATTGGCTTGCATCGAGATGCTAATGCGCCGGGTAGTGCTGGTTGCATCGTAGTTACAAATAGCCAAATGTTTAATGGCACTATCGTGCCTTATCTTGCGGCTTTACGTCGGGAGCAAAAATCGATTGATTTAGCGGTCGAGTATAAATAGCAAAGGCTCCGAACATTACAAAAGCTCCGAACATTACAAAAGCTCCGAACATTACAAAGGTAAGGGGATTTTAAAGGTTACAATGAATCTTAATCCTTACTAGGGATTGAAACATTGTTTTGTGTCATATCGGGAGGGGATACCCCCCGTTACAATGAATCTTAACCCCTACTAGGGATTGAAACCACCCTCCCTTTTTCTTGCCATGCCTAGCATTCGTGACAAGAATGAATCTTAATCCCTACTAGGGATTGAAACTACCCTCCCTTTTCTTGCCATGCCTAGCATCCGTGACAAGATCGACTATTTAACCGACATTGCCGAGCAACGTCCCCTAACTCGCTCTGATTTTTCTGCTTCCAGTGAGATTCTTTACGGTAAAAGCCGTTCTGCCCCAAGCCACGCCAAAAGATCAGCTGCTTTTGTAACAAGCCCTGATCTACGCCAAAAGGAACACACATCAAAATCTACCCCACCGCCCCGATTTAGTCCTGGGGAGGTTGAGGTGATTAGGGAATTGTATCAAAGCGGCGGGGTTGATTATGAGGATTTGAGAAATTGGTTAGGAGTGGCTAAAAGTACGATCTGTCACGTCATTGCAAGGAAAGGCGCTTACCGGCGCAATTTTGCCACGGACTATTAATGCCTACTTCTTTTGAAATCGCCAAACAGACAGGGATTCCAGATCGCACGATTCGGTATTGGCAAGCGCAGGGAATTGTGCCTAAGTCAGGAGAAATGCTCGAAATTCTGACTGCAATAATTGCTCACTATCAAAAAGAGAATAGTTCTAACAAGGAAAAAAAGGGCGCTCTCTACGAGGAGGAAGTGCGCTTAACTAGGGCGCGGGCTGATAAGGTAGAGTTAGAAGTCGCTGAAAAAGAAGGCACTTTAATTAAAGTGTCGGAAGTGGTAAAAGTTTGGTCTGATTATATTCTTGCTTGCCGAGCTAAGTTGCTGTCAATACCGACAAAATTGGCTTATGAATTAGCTGGAGAAAGCGATCCTTTGGCTATAGAAAGTATATTAAGAGAGGTAATCGATGAAAGTTTAGGGGAATTAGCGAGGCCGGAATTTGAAGGAAGCCCAACAGCTACTAGCGCAGACGGCGACGGCGTTTCAGCCACCGCCGAGGTTGACGCTGAGTGAGTGGGCTGATACTTACCGGCGATTATCCCCGGAAAGTAGTGCCGAACCGGGACAATGGCGCACGGCACGAACTCCCTATCTTAAAGAGATTATGGATAGCATTGGCACTTGTGAGCGGGTGGTATTTATTAAGTCGTCTCAGGTGGGCGGGACGGAATTAATTAATAATTTGGTGGGGTATTACATCCATCAGGATCCGGCTCCGATTCTCAGCATTAATCCTACTTTGGAAATGGCGGAAACGTGGTCAAAGGATCGGCTAATGCCCATGTTGCGAGATTCGCCGGCTTTGGTGGGGAAGATTGATACTCGATCGCGTAAATCGGGAAACACAATCCTGACTAAAAAGTTCCCAGGGGGACACATAACTATGGCGGGAGCTAATTCCCCTTCTAGTTTGGCCTCCCGTCCTGTGCGGGTGGTGGTTTGTGACGAGGTGGACCGCTATCCTTTTAGTGCGGGGTTTGAGGGCGACCCGGTAGAATTGGCCGTTAAACGGACAACGACTTTCTGGAATCGGCGCGTGGTACTGGTTTCCACGCCGACGATTCGAGGGGCATCTCGGATCGAGAGCGAGTACGAGCGATCGGATAAGCGTCGCTATTTTATTCCCTGTCCTCACTGTGGACAAGAACAGCATTTAGTTTGGGGACAAGTGAAATGGGAACCGGGAGACCCAGAAGGCGCTTGGTATGAGTGTATTGATTGCGGCAAGAAAATTGAGCATCGTCACAAGCAGGCTTTTTTGAGGGCTGGTCGCTGGGTTGCCACGCAATCTGGCTCAAAAGTGGCTGGATTTCACATCAATGAGCTTTATTCTCCCTGGAAATCTTTCGGGGATGTGGCCAAGGATTTTCTTAAGGCTAAAGATGATCTGCAATTGCTTAAGGTGTGGGTCAACACTTCTCTAGGTGAATCTTTTGATGAGGCCGGGGGCGAGGGGATTGAGTGGCAGCATTTAAGCAATCGGGCCGAACCTTATCAACCTTTGACGGTTCCCCACGGGGGACTATTGGTCACGGCGGGGGTTGATGTGCAGGGAGACCGGCTATCGGTGGGGGTTTATGCTTGGGGTCCAGGTGAGGAAAGTTGGCTAATTTACTCGATCGAGCTTTACGGCGATCCGACCGAGGCAAAGGTTTGGGAGGATTTAGATGTTTTGCTTTTATCGAAGTTTACTCATGCAGGCGGGTCTGAGTTGGCAATTACGGCAGCGGCGATCGATTCTGGGTTTAAGCCAAATGAGGTTTACAATTTTGTCCGTCGCCGGGCTGGGCGTAATCTTTATGCGGTTAAGGGGATGTCCACGGCCGGGAAGCCGGTGATTGGTAAACCGACTTATCAGGAAGTCACTTATAAGGGTCAGGTGCTTAAAAAAGGTGTGCGGCTGTGGCCGGTGGGGTCTGATACTGTCAAGGGGATTATTTACAGTCGCTTGCAGTTGAAAAATTACGGGCCGGGCTATATCCATTTTCCCATTGGCTTAGATTCAGAATACTACGAGCAGTTGTGCGCTGAAAAGCTACAAACTAAGTATGTCAAGGGTTTTCCGCGTCAGGAATGGATTAAAATTCGCTCTCGTAATGAGGCGCTTGATTGCTTGGTTTATGCCTACGCGGCCGCTACTGCTTTGGGGATTGCGCGGATCGATTGGAATAAATTAAGGGAGTCTTTGACCCCGCAAATTGAGGAAAAACTAGAGGAAGTGGTGGACGTGCCAAAGGTTCGAGGGCAAAATGAATTTCAGTACCCGAGATCCAAAAAGGGCAATTTTGCCAGTAGTTGGTAAGTATGTTGATTGTTTCCAAGTCTATTACTATTGGCGATCGCTTGATTTGGCGGCACCGCGACCTGCGGGGACTTGACCCCGAAACAGGAAATTTTGTGACTTTTGACCCGGCAATTTATCAGTTAAGCTGGTCGTTTCGCGCCGTAGAGTCGATTAATGGCGATTCCAGTTTGGATGTAATTGCCACTAATGATAATGGCGAATTTTTGACGATTGTTGATAGCACTAACTTATTAGGCGCGGGAACTTACTATTATCAGGCTTATATTACTAAAAATCTTTTGAGAAGAACTATACAATCAGGGGCTGTGGAAGCGGTAATAAATTATGCCGCTTCTCCCGATTTTGACGGCCGCAATCAATTGGAAAAGGATTTGGAGATTATTAACCAGGCAATTCGAGCGGTAGTGTCGGGGGGAGCGCAATCTTACTCGATCCAGGGGCGTTCCTTGTCTAAATTATCTTTGTCTGAGTTGATGTCTTTGCGAGATAGTTATCGGTTCCAATTGCAAAGAAAACAATCAGCAGAAGCGGTTTTGCGGGGGGAAGCTAATCCCCAGCGGGCTTTTGTACGGTTTGGAAAATAATAAAAAACCCCCTAAGGAGGGAGCCTTTTAGAAGACCTCATAGACTAATCTGTAAGCCTTTTAGCCGCAACGCTAAAGATAGTCTAATTATAGCAGTTAAGAAAGTTAATTGCATCAATTGCGGCAAGGTTTGAGAGTAAATTAAAGTAAATTCTCCGTGGGGAATTCCCCACCGACACTGCATGGCTTGGTGGTGGCCGTTTGGCAAAAAAGAAGAAAGGAAAGAGCAAAAACGGATTTATCAAGGGGCGATTTATAATCGCCTAACTTCTGATTGGCTTGCTTCTTCTACCAGTGCCGATAGTGAGATAGTTTCCAGCATCCGAACTCTGAGAAATCGTGTTCGCAGTCTTTGTCGTGATAACGATTATGCCAAAGGCGCGGTGCGAACGATCTGCAATAATATTGTGGGAAAAGGTATCCCCTTACAAGCCAAGGTTAAGCAAAAACGCGGCGAGAAATACGATGAGCGCATAAATAAGGAAATTGAGGCACTTTGGGAAGAATGGGGAAGTGCGGAATTTTGCGATTGTGCCGGCAAATTAGATTTTTCTGATATTGAAAGATTGGCGATGCGATCGCTAATAGAGTCGGGGGAAGTATTAATCAGATTAGTGCGTAAAAGCTTTGATGATTCGCCAGTGCCGTTGGCTTTGGAGTTGATTGAATCAGATCAATTGGCCGATGATCAATGGTCCGGCACGGCGGAAAATGGCAATGAGATCAGGATGGGGGTGGAGATTGATAAGTGGGGACGACCCGTCGCTTATCACCTTTACGAAAGGCATCCTGGAGATTTTCAGTTTACCAGTTCGGTCGGACAACGATTAATTAGGGTTCCAGCCAGCGAAATTATTCACCTGTTTATCTGCGATCGACCGGGGCAGACCCGTGGGGTTCCCTGGTTTCATAGTGCCTTGACTACTTTTCGGCACGTTGGGGGTTACACGGAGGCTGAGTTGGTAGCAGCCCGGGCGCAGGCGGCGGTGATGGGGTTTATTACTACGCCGGACACGGATGTTTATGCTCCGGAAGAAATGGCAGGCCAGCGCGTGACCAGTTTGGAGCCGGGGGCGATCGAGGTTTTGAATCCCGGAGAATCTTTCGAGGGATTTGCCCCCACTCGTCCCAATCAGGGGTTTGATGCTTTTATCAGGATGATGCTGCGGGGGGTGGCGGCGGGGATTGGGCTATCCTATGAGGCTTTAAGTCGGGATTTCTCTAATACCAGTTACTCCTCGGCGCGAACGTCTTTGATGGATGAGAGGGATAACTATCGGGTGATTCAGTCGTGGTTAATCCGGCGATTGCACAAAAGAATTTACAAAAAATGGTTAGATTTGGCGGTTTTGTCGGGTTCTTTAAAAATTGGTGATTATGAATTGAACCGGCGATTTTATCAAAAGGCGAAGTTTACGCCCCGAGGGTGGCAGTGGGTTGATCCACAAAATGAAATCGCTGCCAATAAAGAGGGGGTCAAGGCGGGGTTTGTGTCAATCACGGATGTGGTGGCACAACAGGGCTTAGATGTGGAAGATGTGCTGCAGGAACAAAAGCGAATTCTTGATCTAGCTAAAGATTTGGGCTTGAGCTTGGATGTCCTGGCAGAAGGGGGTGAGCAGGAGCCTCCCCCTCCGGCAGAGGGCATGACCCCTATCCGTATCATGCCAGAACTAACCCGCACTTTTAGTTCACAACAAAGGGCAAAAAGTTGCAAAAAAGGTATTGCTTGCGGAAATGCCTGTATTGCTAAAAATAGAGTCTGCAAGCAGAATTTACCCCCAATCGCACAGCAACAAGTACCATTAGCAAAAGCTAAAGTTAAAGTTAAAACCACAAAAACAGTTTCAAGTTCCTCTCAATTTTTAACTCCTAAAGCTGGTAGTATTGCCGAGATTGATCCAAGTTTAATTAAAGTAGATCCGAAGCGTTTCCAGTACAAAATTATTGGAGAGCAAACGCAAACGGGGACGGTTGGCAGTTTGTCGGGGGTGAAAACTTACGATCCTAATTTAGCTGGAATTTTACAGGTTTGGGTCGATCCATCGGACGGGGAAACCTATGTGGTCAACGGACATAACCGATTAGATTTGGCTAAAAAACTTGGGGCGACTGCTGTAGCGGTTCGTTATTTGGGGGTAGCTGATGCGAAAGAAGCGCGAGCAGTAGGAGCTTTGACTAATATCGCTGAGGGACGAGGAACCGCTTTAGATGCCGCCAAGTTTATGCGTGACACTGGATTGACCCGTGATGATTTGCAAAAAAAAGGTATTCCAATGCGAGAAAAAGTAGCTACTGAAGGCATGGCATTGGCAAATTTGGAAGATTCTTTATTTAGAAAAGCGATCGATGGCGATT